CCTAAGACATCAGGGTCTGAATCTTTCTCGTCTTCAAGACTTATCAAAGGCGAAGAGGCAAAGAATTTCTTTACGTAAGCGGTTGCTCTTGTATATGAGTTTTCAATTACAACTGGTCTAGACTTTGAAGAAGTCTCAATCATATCAGTAGTCACGCCTGTAGTTGTTGGACTTGTTAAGAATCCAGCAGTTTTGCTATAATATCTTACTTCCCTTGATGAAGTTGAAATTGTTCTTACATATTTTCTTAAAATTACGTCTGTATTTGCAAAACCCTCAACGAGTTTAACTATATCTATTCCCCTTATCTCTGCTTGTCCTGCTGTGTCAGCCATTTTATGCTAATTGTGCGGCGAATGGATTTAATTGAAATAAGAAAGTCTCGCCATCTGTCGCCGTCTCCAAAGCTCTCCCTACTATATGCTCGCTGTTTATATCAGCTACAACGAGTTCATTTGCTGCTCCAGTTGCAGTATCAGATATAATCGCCATTCCAGCAGTTACGCCAGCTGCTCCAGCATATCCTTTAAAGATTCCAGAAGTATAAACGCCTATTTTGACTTTTCCATCATTCGCAATTTTCTCTTCGGCAGCGATTCCGATTATTGCGTCAGTGTCTCCAGCAGTTATTGATACTGTTGCAGGGTCAGCAATTTTAAGCAATGCCCCTTTTTCTATTCCAGTTCCATCTGCACAAGTAAAAGGAATAGGTAAAGATGTTTCAAAAACTAAAGTTGTTTCTAACGCCATAAATAATAGATATTATTAATATATTTAAATCTTATTGAAAAAAACTACTTTTGACTTTTAAGATACTCTAGAGCGTTCTTTTCAAGTTCTAAGCCTAATTGTGTTTGCAATATCCTTTTTTCTGCTGCGTCTATGGCTTCCTTTATTAAAGCTTCACGAGGATTCTCTGCAATTTTTAAACCTAGTTCTTTGTCTTCAATCATATTTTACTACCCATTATTCTCTTTGCATACTCTTCAGCCGATTCAACCTTTGCAGGCTCTGGCTGTTTTCCAGTGTCGCTTTTCCCGCCCAAAAGGTTTAAAGCAATTAATTCTTCTTGCTTTCTTATAACTTCTTGTGCTTCCTTGTTGGCTTTCTCGAGCCTTTCAACAGTCTCAATAAGCTTTGAACTAGCCGTTTCAGTTTGTTTATTTTCTTCATCATTCATTTATTGTCTAAGTTTAATTAGTATTTAATTGTTTTTATTTATTGTATGCAATATGTCGCTAATTTTATTTAGTGCACAAGTGTTTTCTTTCAAAATCTTTTCAGTTCGAAACATAAACCATAAAACTACAAATATAGGAAAACCGAAATTAAATAATAATTCCTTGAATAAAGTTTCTTCTATCATTGTTTCAATATGTTTGCCTCATTAATAAATTATTTTGTGCTTGCATTAATTTAGCATTTTTTAATAGTCTATCAAGTTCATCAAAATTGCTTTTATAAGTTGCAATTTCTTCTTCAAGATTTCTTCCATCATCAATCCAATAAGCAAAGTTATCGAGCCCTATCCTTTTATTTGTGCTTTCCAGATAACTTAAATTTTTTGTATATTGTGCAACTGCTCTCTGTAATTCTGAAATATTTATTTCTCCAGTTGGTATTAAAGATATTTGCCTATCGATAATATCTTGTGCAAGTGAGATATTATCTTTTGCTTTTTTTACATCTATTGTATCCTTTCCAAGAGCTCCAAAAGTTGCAACCTTTGAAAGATTATCGCCCAAGTCGAAAAATAAACCAAGAGTTGCAAGTGCAATATTTGCCCCACTTTTAAATTGTCCGCCCTCTAAGTTTATGGCTTCTTTTAACTTTTGCCCTTTTGGCGTATCAATTAAACCTAATGTTTCAAAACCTTGCAATATGTTTAAGTCTTGATAATTATAAAGAGATTGAGGCAAATTTGGGTCTATTTGTGGCTGTTGTGCATTAAAAGGAATATTACTGCTTGTCGTTTGTCCGCCTTGCATTTTAAATATATTATAATTCTGTTGTCTCTCCTCTGCTGTTTCCCCCGCAAAAGCCCCAGTCCCAACCGCCCCGCCGCCTTTAATGGCTTTAAGTCTTTCTTTCTCTTGTTCATACTCTTTTCTTGACAACTCTTTTCCATTAACAATAATTTTATTTTTATCAAAAACTACATTATTTTTTTGCGTTTCTTCTTGTTTTGTTTCTTCTTGTTTTGGCGGCTCTGTTTGTATCAATGGATTATTTAATCTTACTGGGTTTTTTTGATATTCTTCTAGCTCGTCTGTTCTTTTTTTCCTAACCATTATTCAACTCTCCCGACTTGTGCAGTCACTTCATTGGGCTGGAAGCCAACTTGTCCAGTGTTTGCAGCCTCTGAGTTTATCATGTCCTCTTTAAGACTTACTGGTCTTTCAAATTCAACCCTTAAATATAATTGATTCCAGATGTCTTGCTCTAAAAGTCTTTGTTCAACTGCGTAAACTTGTTCAAATGTCAAATAACCTACTTTAGAGCTTGCTTCTGTGTATTCTTGAGCTCCGCCCACTATAATCTTTGGTATGCCTAGAGCTTGATAAAAGAAGTTGTCTAAATATCTAATCCATTCCAAAAATACTTGAGCTGGGGGTGCTGTATAATCTGCGAATGTTGAATTGTTCTTTGGTAAAACTAAAACCTCGCCGTTCTTTATTGCCTCTGCGTATTGGTTTCTAATTTGCAAAAGCTTTGTCGTATCTTCGGTATCAACCTCCAAAACTCTAATCGTGCTTCTGTGTAATATCCTTCGCCAGTCAGCCATTGCCTCTTGTTTAGCGTCGATAACCCACTTGCACGCTTCAATTACGCTTGTTCCATGAATCTCATTTGCAATTCTTGAGTTGCATAAATGAAATATCTCGTTTTTCTTGTATTTTCTTATTGTCTTTTTGCTCTTTGCGTCTATCTCTTCATATCTTATAATAATGCCTTTTCTATTGACAATTATACGCATATTTGACGGATTTAAAGGCTTAAGATTAATAATAGTATCTGTGTCTGGGTCTCTTATGATTTCTGCGAAAGCGTCGCCATTGATTTTCTTTACAACAATCAAAGCCATGAGGATAGAGTCAAAAGTATCTTCGCCCCAGCCTTGTATATGTTCTAGAATAACTTTTGTTCTTGAATCTGTAATATATCCTTTTCCCGCTGTCCAAACCGCCAGAGAATCAACGGCTTGTTTTAATTCTGGAATTTGTTTATAATATCCTAAATATTGAGTCCAATCTGGATTGACATAAGAATATTCATCTCCGCCTGACTCGTCGAGAATTTGATTTGTAATGGTAAAATCTTGAATTGCAGAGTTTAACGCTGTTGTTGTTGTTCTATTAAAATCTAGGTTAGCCATATTTTAATATGTATATTAAAGATTATAAAATTAACTATAAATATGGAATCTTGAAAGGTATTGACAAAATAAAGTCTGTTGTCACTGTGTTGCCGCCGGCGTCCGTCATAGATTCGCCTTTCGGGTTACAATAAATATAAACATTATGGCTTGATGTTGCAGTAACTAATTGCAAATAAACAGTTAGTCTTAATTTGTCGCCTATTTTAAAATTTTTTGCTGTTAATTCTATCTTATGGCTATTCTCTATATATCTTCTTGTTGTTAAGCTTTGCTCATAGTTTGTAATTGTCCCAAGACTTGTTTCTGCACTTGTTGCCCCGTCTACATGATATAAAGTGAAAGTTGCATAAAAGTTTTTAGAGCTATCCGCATAACAATCAAAAGTATATTTAAAATATGCTGTGCCTTGAATGTGTGCAGGTCTTGTGAAAGTTATATCAAAGTCAATATCGTAAGGAAATGTCGAATAACTTCCGCCGATAACATAATCACTTGATAAATTTGAGTTTTCGCATAGAAAATTTGTATAAGTATAAGTTGTTAAGGCTGCGTCTTGAACTGCTGTCCTTATTGGATAGAAATTCTTATATGCTGTTGCAGTTGAAAGCTCGCTCCAAGAATAACTTGAGAAAGCTGGCGGGTTTGTTGTCTGGAAATTATTTGGAAGCATATTAAGCCCCCGATATAAAAGCAGTTACATCTTTGTCTTTTAATATATCCATGCACTTTAATGCTCTATCCCATAATAAATTCATTAATGTCTGTGCCTCTGCGAGATTTGAGTATCCAGTCATATCATAAGCGATAACATACATCGCCGCAATATTAGAAGCAGCTTCTTTTAACAATGCTTTGACATCTGCGTTTAATGTGCTGTAAGTGTCTGAAAAGTTATATTTGCAATATGAGTTTATATAAGACTCTGCTTGTGCAATAAAAGAATTTGTGTAAGCCTCAGCAGCACTTGTGCTGGATTTTCCAGAGCCCGCTTTATATCCGATTTCGGCAGTTGTTGCAAATATTCCAGTATCAGCCATTTCTTCTTATACCTCTTATTGCAGTTATTAAATCTCTCATTTGGCGATATTTTAAATAATCTTGCAGTGACATTGTGATTTTTATTATTGTTTCTGTTTCTGGGTCTAATATATCAAACTCTTTTCTTAACGTGTCTTCAACCATCTAAAAATAAGACACAAAGAGTTTATTTATCTTTTGTTTTTCTGCAAGATATGCTGCCCTTACCAATCCCTCTACTATGTCTGCAGATGGATTTGCAAATATGCGAACTTTCCCCTCGATTAACTCAATCTGTATGCTTCTTAATTGATTCTTTAAGTCTGGGTCATCTAAAAGCTTGATTTTTCCAGTCTCCATCAAATAATTAAGATTCTCATACATATCCTCTTTGAATATTCTTTGTTTCTCGGTCTTATCTCTATTTAATGAAACCTTTTGATTTGTCATTGCAACAACCTTATCTCTTGTGATTTCATTATTAAACAATCTGTCATATATGCCTATCCCTAGAGAGCCACTTCCCGCGTCTATGCCGACTTTTTGGACATTGAAAGCCTGACTATAATATATTATCTCTTCCTCAGTTTTAACCGTGTCTTGTTTTCCTTTAACTATTGATTCAATATGATACATTTTGTCATCAGTGACTTTATCAATAAACTCATATGTGGTTTTGTCTCCGCCCATTCTGGCGATGTCGCAACCCATGAAGACGCTTCCGATTGGCTTTCTGCGTTTGTATATGCAAGCTTTCTCTATGGTTTCATCTGCGAAATATTGCCTTAATTCATCTAAGAATAAACCCAAATATTCTTGCCCATATTCTAGCGCGGACATAACTCTTTTTTCTTGTTCTAATTGTTTTAAAGCTGAATCTCTCTGCTCTTGAGTCCATGTTGAGCCTATAGGTCTATCTCTCATTATCTGTTCTGTTGTGACATAAATAACCTTAAACCCATTATCAATTTTAAGATTAACAACCTCGTTGAATCTATCCCAGAAATAACCTTGTTTTCCGTGTGGTGTTGAACAAAGCCACATCTCCCCCCTTGTTGTCAAAATTAATGGCGTTATGGCTATCCAAAACAACTTTCCCATTCTTGAGGCTTCATCTATTAATATAATATCAGCTTCAAAACCCCTTATGCTGTCCCCATCATTCCCAACCGCCCTAGATTTCATTGTGCTTCCGTTTCTCAGCGTTATGGTCTTTTTGTTGGTCTGCTCTTTCCTAGACATCATTAAACTCTTGCTGTTTTCAAGCAAAATATTCTTAGCCATTGCGATTATCATCATTGCCTGTTCTTCTGTTAGGCTTACCACAACAACACTTGTCTTTTTCTCTAACATTCGTTTAATCGCTTTTAGAGCCATTATGTATGTCTTGCCGACTCTTCGACCTGTGCAGAGAAGAAGATTGCCTTTGTGGACTATGGCTTCCTGTTGAAATGGGTCTAATTGTATCATTGGTTTTTGGTTTATGTTGCTTGAAGAATTGTGTCTAATTCGGCTTTTATTGGGTCTAGAATTTGGTCTGTTTTTGATGGTTTAACCTTTGTTTCCAGTGGAATATTTATGGACTGCTGGTGCATATATTTTCTTATAAGAGCTTCAATGAAAGCACTTTTGTTGATAAAATTAGTTTCTAAAAACTCTAAAATATCTACTGACATTGTAATTTTAATTGGTTTTTTCATATATTTATGGACTACTCGCCCCTATTTAAATGTGTGTTTTCACTGGTTATGGGTAATAAATTTAAGGGTTTTTTTATCTTTTTTTAATTAAAAAAAATATTAAAAAAATTTGGTCTAGGGAACCCCCCCTTTAATTCCCCCCCTTTTTTATCGTCGAGAAAGATGAGTTTATCGACGATAAATTAAATATTTTACATCTTTGTCGAGGATAATTTATCGACGACAGGGATGTATATACATATTTCTCCTCGCTAAAATAACTGTATTTACCCTCGACAAAGATATATAAGGGTATTTAGCGAGGAGAAATATACGACGAGAAAGATGAGAGTGAGTTTTCCCTCGTTACTCATGTAATAATTTATATCATGGGTAAATTTATTTAATGTAGTTCGCTGACTAACTTACTATAATTACTACGTAATTATAGCGAACGAAATTAATATATTTAACCGAATAAATTATTACGAGAACGAGCTGGAAAACGAATAAATAAAACATAACTCGTGTGTGTATATACAAAACAACAACAACAACAATAATAAATAATAAATCATCATCATCATCTCATCATATATATATATACACACAGAAACATTTATATACCTATTATTCCTAGATATTTGATGAAGGGATTAAATGCACAAGAAGAGAGAAAACAAAAGATAAAAACAATCATTGAGACAATAAAAGAAATCTATTCCAATGGTGAGGATTTAGATGAAAACAAATTTGTTTTTGAGATTCAACAGAGATATGGTTGCACAGAGCAGAAAGGCAAAGAATACCTCAAAGACGCTTTAAAGCTTCATCAATGGGAAATTGAACGAAGAATTAGAGAGGCACAAAATGAATGAAGAAAACACATTTCAACTGACTGCAGAGGAATTAAATTTTATTGAGCAAAGAAGAGCAAAAAAAGACAAAGAAAACCAAGCTCCAATGGGCATTGGAACAGGCAGAGTTTGGGCAAAGGCAAAAATCAAAGGCAAAAGATTTCTTGACGAATACACATATATTGAACAAGAGGGGAAGTATGCCGAATAAAAACTATATTAAAGGCAGAAACAAAGAATATAAAATCAAATACAAACTTGAATCCATTGGGTGTAAAATTGCATTAAGGTCAGCTGGAAGCCATAGCCCAATCGATGTTATCGGAATCAATCCAGACACGAGGCATATTTTCTTTATACAATCAAAGCCAAAATCTATGTCTGAAAACAAAAAGAAACAAATATCTCAGCCTTTGGAATGGCTTAACGGGAATTTTACAGCTTCTTTTGAAGTCGTTTAAGAATCAATTTACCTTTCTTACTCTTTTTTAGTTGAATCCACATAAATAAAATAATAATAATAAAAATATAAAGCTTTCGATAGAGGGAAAAAGTTGGTGTATGAGATTTATGAAAACTCTATCGAAAGCTCTTAAAAAAGGAATAAGGTGATAAAACCCCTTTTAAGTATTAATCCAAAGGCATAACCTTTAAATCGCCTTGCTTGTCCCGATAGACTTTAATCTTTTTAGTAATTGGTCTCATTTCTAAAAGGTCTTTTATAGCACTCAAGACTGCGGCATTGATTGTATATTTCCAGCCATCAATCTCAAAGTATCTATATTCTCTCTTGTTCTCGCCCTCTCCAAAAGTTGAAGTTTTAATCTCAGTCTTTTCAAGGTCAATTTCATTAAGAGAAGTCAAGTCTTTCTTTGCATAAGCTTTTGCTGTTTCTAGTAAATTCGCCATGTCATTCTTGCCCCCCTTTCAATTCTTTAATTGTGTCGGCAGAGGAGCCCTTGTTTTCCTCTCCTATCCCTATACTATTGTCTTGCATTGACGGAGCCCGAGATTGTGCCGATACACTATGCCGACTATGAAATGCTTTTTCTATTTGTTTATCGATAATATCAGCACATGAACAATTAGAGGAACACATTTCATCATGAGATGTTAATTGAGCTTGTTCAGAAGTAGCATGAAGAATATCTATATATGGTTTTTTAAATACTTCTTTAAGTTCTTTCTCGGTTTCTTCTGCCCATTTTAGACATTCATTATAAGATTTGATTGCTTCTTCAATAATCATAGCGTGAACTGTTGACTCTTGATATGTATTTTCTAGCTTTTCAATCTCGGCTTTTATTTTATCTATCATTTCTCCACCTCTTTCAGTTGATTTTTAATATTTTTTAAATATTCTTCTAATGCTGTTTGAATAATAGAGGCTTTTTTCACATAAATTTTATATTTTAAATAAAATAATTCTCTTATTTCTTCTAATTTTTCGTAACTCTCTTTGCTTACAGCCATAGACATAGTTTTATTTTTACTTATTCCCATTTCTTCACCTCTTTACCAATTTTATATCTATTATCCCATACTTCTTTTGTAACTTCTTTATTAAATATCCAATATTTAGAATTTTCTTTTTTATCAAATATAAGATTAATACACATAAACCCATTTACTAAATTCTTACAATAGTTACAATAGTTACAAGAGTCACAAAAGGTACAATAGTTACAATAGTTACAAAAGTCACAATAGTTACAAGATTTATTAGTCATTTTCCACCTCTTTTGTATCCGTTCTTATGATAACCTCTGTTATTCACACAATTACGCAAAATAAATCCTCTCCAGCTGTAATTGGTATTATCCAATATATCAGCCTTAAGCTTTGCCTTTCTGAGCTTGTTAAACTCTGCATCAGTCAATTCTAGCAATATGTTTTTCATTCTATTATACCCCCATCTGAGTTTGGAAATGTAGTAATAAGCTCATTATTCAGCTTTTCAAGCTCTGGTATAAGCTCAGAAGTGCTCTGAGAATAGGTTTTTATCTCCCAGTTGTAATATATCTTGCCTTTTGCGGTTTGATTCCTATAAAGCTTAATATAAGGCTTTTCGCTATCTATCAGTTTCTCACTTTCCATTTTCAGCACCTATTATAAATGCTTCACGATGAAATAGGCGTCTTTTGCAACTCTTACAAAATACCAGCCTTTCATATATTTAATTGTCATTATAGCCAACCTACCTGAGCCTCATCTCTGTGAAACTCTTCCTTTGCCTTTTCTGAAACTTCTTTGCAGAAGAAACATTGAGGGCTTGGGATTATTGTTCTAGACTTGCAATTTGAACACTCATAAACCAATGTTTCTGAATGTGTCAATTCGTCTATTGTGCTTCCGATTATTTTCCAGTTCATTTTATTATCTCCTATCCTGTTAAGGATAAGAAAACTAAGAATACTAAGTATTTAAATCTTTCGCCCATTATAATTTTGTCGTCGCAAATTGTCTAATCTTTCAATAAAATATTTATACTCTGCGTTCAATTTCTCAGCCTCATCTCCAGTCCTTTCGCTGTGTTCTAAGATGTGTTCTAAAATTCTAATCCTATCAGTATAGTAGCGTTGCTGGCTTAAAGCCATATGATACAAAAAGTTATTGTTCATAATCTTTCAAGTCTCGATTTAAGAGTCTGATACTCAGAGAGTTCTGTTTGAAGTCTTGCAATGGTAATATTTACATTTTCTATAGCTAGATTTAACCTTTCAAGTTCTTTTTTATAGTCTATTTCTTCAATACGATATTTTTTATTTTCGATTGTTTTAAAGTCCATATTAAACCCCCTTTCAAGCTGATAGCGTGACAGCTGTCAATATTCCCCCAGTAAATACCATTTGAGCGACTTGATTAACCTCAGAAGTATGAAAGTTATAAGTTCCAGATAATCCTTGAGTTCCATTTGCTCTATATGCTGTTGTTGCGTTGATTTCTCCCGTAACATCTAGTTCATAACTTGGGGAAGTGTCTTTAATCCCAACTTTGCTCGAGCTTATTGTTAATACATCAGATGAACTGTCCGATAAATTAAGGTTTCCAGTTGAGTTTTTAATATAACTATTTGTTCCGTCGTGATATAACTCAAGGTCTTGTCCTGCTCCAATTTGCAGCCTATATTTACCTGAACTTTCGTCTGCTGGGATTTGGGTGTTTCTTGAACTATTGATTCTAAAAACATTTCCCCCTCTGTCTGCGTTGTCGTTATTAACCTCAAGCACATTATTTGTTGAAGTTGTTGCGTGATAAGACAACGCCAAAGCGGCTGCACTATCGCTTAACTGCCCTATATTCATTCTTGCCCCCATTGCCGCAGCTCCCCCGCATTGAGTATAACCCCCTTGTGCATTAAAGTTTACAACTCCACTGCCTGCCTTACCAACAGTAAACCAGTCAGAGCCATCCAATCCGTATTGAACAACAAGCCCATAACCCCCATTTGAATTAATTGTTAAAGCTCCCCCGCTATCCGCAGCTCCGTTTATAGTCAAACCTTGAGCACTTGCACCAGAAGCTCCAACGCTTAAAGTAGTTCCGTTAAAAGTTAAACTTGAAGAGCTTGACAAGGCATTTGCTCCGTTGCCGTATGGAATATAGTTAGCTGTTAGAGTTGTTAGTCCAGTTCCGCCATTGGCTACTGGTAACGTTCCAGTAACACCAGAAGTTAAATTTATCGGGAGCGTTGCGAGTGTTGATGTATTTGTCTTTCTTGCCTCGTCTTTCAATCCAGAATAATTTGGAATAAATAAACCCTCGTTCCCGCTCTTTGCGATTGGCGTTCTAATCTCGTTTAATATCTTTCTTACAATATCGGGCTTTCTTCCGCTACCCTCTCCGCCCATTAAAGCCCTACCCTTTCCCTTTGAGGAATAATTGTATTTTCGTATAATAAATTTGATATTCTTCCAGTCTGTTTTGTCGTTCCAGCAGTTAATCCCTCTGTTATCGGATAGTTTGTTTTAATGTATTTCTTGCCTTTTGCTGTTCTATAATCCTCTGGCTTTTCATCTTCATATATTGCTAAAACTTCTGAGGCATTTAATTCTGTGTTATATATTGAGAATTCTCTGATTAAACAATTTGTTAATTTATTTATTGTCGCACCATCACTTGAGAAAATGCAAACATTAGAGGCATTTATCGCCCCGCCAGAAGTTTCTGTTGCTTCTAAAACCCCGTTGCAATAAATATTTATTGTTGTTGCTGTATATGTTACGACAAAATGCAACCACTCAGTAGAGCTTAAACTTGTTGTTGAAGTTGCAACTCTCCAACTAGAATTATAAGTTCTCGCTTCAACTTTTCCAGAAACACTTGCTACAAAAAAAGAGCCATCTCCGCTTATTGTATTGGCGATAAAATAATCTGAGGGTGTCCCATTTGTTTTTACCCAAAAAGAAATGCTCCCAGAATCTCCGCTGTTTATCGTGTTCCAACTTGCACCTAAACTTTGACCGTAATTTTTAGGATAATAAGAAGTAATTGTATTTTGATTAATCCAATCAGAATTGCTTAATCCAGTTAAATTATAAGAAGTTCCAGCCTCATTGTTTTGTATTGTCCCACTTCCGACGCTAAAACTATAATCAATAACTTTGGTCATAACATATTAAGAATTAAGAAATATAAAAACTTATCTCTAGTTAATAGTATCACTTATAACATAAACGCTGTATGGATTTGGTCTGTATGCTACGCCCTCAGCCCATACTCTCACAGTCTTACCGATTCCCTCATCAACTACAATAGCAGTTGTCAAAGGCATAAATTCTTTGTATATAACTGATTTATCAGGACAAAAGACTGTAACGCTATCAGTCGGACAGTTAGGGTCTACAACAATACTCATTCCTAAAAGTTCCATAACTTTTCCAGAGGCTACTTTATCGCTTGAGAAGTTTGGAATAGAAGAGCCTTTCTGTGCAATCAACCAATACAATAAATGCTTTTCTTCTGCATTATTCATATAAACAACTGCATTAGAAGTATCATAACCATAAGTTTTAATTGCATTTCTTGCAGCGATTAAATCACTTATTGGGTCTGCTGTTGCGGGGACATTCCAGCCGTCTGCTGTTGCTGCTGCGGTTTGTGCTCCAGATGCTACCAATACTGTATAAATATGAGAGTCTATTTTTTTATTAACCGCTCTTGCTGCGTCTTGAATTAAATCTCCTAAGACATCAGGGTCTGAATCTTTCTCGTCTTCAAGACTTATCAAAGGCGAAGAGGCAAAGAATTTCTTTACGTAAGCAGTTGCTCTTGTATATGAGTTTTCAATTACAACTGGTCTAGACTTTGAAGAAGTCTCAATCATATCAGTAGTCACGCCTGTAGTTGTTGGACTTGTTAAGAATCCAGCAGTTTTGCTATAATATCTTA